GTTGCCATCTACCAAACCAAAGCTGGCTATCTTTGCATAGACGTGGGTCTGCTTTGTGGCGTTGTAGATGTTAAGGATGTAATTTTCGTTATAGGATGACTGCCTTACGGTGTCCATTACCTGCGTAAAGGCTTCATCGAATATTAAAAAGTTAACGTTGGTGCCGTCTGCATCTACCAAAATGTTACCATAGCCCACGGTGTAGTTTACAATGTTTTCTGCCTTTACTTTTACGCCTTTTATTTTCCAGGCAAAAGGTGATGTAAAGGCCTGCACCTCTTGGTCCGTTAGGCGCTGGTAATCGCTAAGCGCACCTGTAGATGCGGCCAGCTTTTCATAGTAGGCGCCGCCAGAGGCTACATCTGGGTCTGTACTGGCATCTGCCACAAAGTTTAAGAAGCCTTCTGTTTGGTTGGCCTGATCGGCCAACAAAGCAGCAATATCATTATTAGGTGGTACGTTGTACCTATTCTCTACAGCAGCGCTATTGTTTATAAGCGTTTGCAGATAGGCAAAGTTTGCGTTTATCTTTTGCCCAGCGGTACGCGCACCATCTCCTGTACCATCTCCTATAGCATTGCCTATATTTATTGTTTGTATTGCCATGGTTTTTAATTTTCGTCAAAGGTCCTAGCTTGCGTATCAAAGGTTATATCCTGCCTATCAAACGTAAAACGGTCTAATACTGGCGGATTGTAAACTTCATCTACATCTGCCGGAACATCTGCACCTACAAAAATTCTATGTCTTACGTTGCTCATGGTGTCCAGATTCTTTCTACGCTTTCCTGTAACGGGAAGGTGGTTGTTATTGTACCATCTCCTGTAACAAATGTTACGTTGTTGATTCTAAATGTTATTTGAGACCTTACCTCTAGTGTTGTTAAATCATTAAAATCTTCTACAAATGCTCTTATTATTATATCTACATCATCTGTATTGTTAAACCCAAAAGGTATTGGCAGTGTTTCATTGTAGTCTGGTTGGTCTGCCAATAACTCACGCTCTTCATAAACTATTGTGTTGTTATTTTTTACTATCTCTACCCTTGCTGTTGCTCTTTCTTGGTCTTCTACACCTACCTCTAGCTCATACTCTGCCACAGCCTCTATATTTAGATTAAAATTATCTGGTAGAGCTGGTGTAGTTGTTAGTGAATATGTTTTTGTTAATGATGATGAAAATGTATCGTTAACCTCTACAGAATCAATTTCTGTTAAGTTTACCTGGTAGGTTCCCAATCGTATAACATTTACGGTATCTGTTGCCGTAGCACCATCATTATCTGTTACCTCTATTTGAAACGTAAAAAAGTCTTCGCTTAAAAACACAAAGGCATTTGTGTTTTGGTTGTTTGGCTGGCTAATTATAAAACTGTTTGTACCACTAACTTCTGACCATTGGTAGTTGGTTATAAAGCCATCTGGGTCTGAGGCTACACACTGTAGCGTTACCTGGCTTATACCATCTGCAATGTACAAATCATCCATAGCCACAACTATAGGAGGTACATTATCTCCGCCAGTATCTACATCTTCGTCATTTTGATACACGGCCTGGTTAATGGTTAACTGCGTTACACCTTTATCTAAATCCCAAGATTTTAAATTAGATATATTATAATTTGCGGTGTCGCTGTATGGCCACTGTACAATATCGTTAAAAAGCACTGGCATTTTTATAGCTACATCTGCCTTTACGTGCGGTATGGTAAACATTCTCCTGTATATTTTAGAATGCACCTCTCCAAACCTTTTTTTTTCTATACCATAAACAGAATCTGTCCACTCTAGCCAATCATCTCTATCAGAAGGGCCTTGCTCTTTTCTATAATTTAAGACTATAAAATTACCTGTAAGGTTAGGGAAATCTGTTTCTACTACCATTTGCTCAGAGCCAGCATAATTATATACAACATCTATAACATCTACCGTTTCGGTATCGTGAGAAACATCGTTTATATTGTCCTTTACAAGATTTGCACCTGCTAAATCTACTGCAGAGTAATATTTGTTATTTTGGGTAAAACTGTACAGAATTGGTATAGTGTACTGCACTGCTGTTTGTGTGTTTGCAAATGTGTCTAGCATAAACGCCTTGGAATAGGCAGCGGCATCATCTGCAAAGGTTAGCTCCTTTTCTTTTACAACGGTATAATCTTCATTTACAACATCTACAAAGGTCTCTGTATCTTCTCCGTTTATCTGCTCTAGCTTTAGGCCGCTTATACCTACGCTATCTATATACTCACCTGTTTTATAAGGCTTGTAAAGTACAAAATCCAACAAGCCGTTTTGAGGCACCACAAACTCAAAACTAAGTTCTGCAGTTTTAGTGTTGGTCATTATAATTTTTTCGGCAGTGGTTACAGTGCCTTCATTATTACTAAAAAGTGTATTATCGTTAAGCGTTATTTTGTATTCTATTGGGTCTTGCCAGCTTGTAACAATGTTGTTAATCTCATTGGTATTACTATCTATAACCTCTACGTTAAATGTTATTTTGTACTTATCGTCCTTTTTTAGGTATATCTTTTGTGCTAGGGCTGTATAACTGCCTGAATTAAAAGTATTGGTATTGCTATTTGGAATAAAAATATTATAATCTGGCGCTGTAGCAAATACGTTTATTGGTCCCCACCATTTACTAGCATAAATTTGAGGGTTTACCGCAGGTGATACGGCCCAACCATCATTTTGCTCCCTGGATTGCTCCGGAAGAAAATCTACAGGCTCACGGTCATGGTCTACGATAACGCGGCCATAGGGCACAACTGTTGTAATAACAGGTGTCTTTAAGGTGTGGTTTTGAATTACCTTTACATTCCTGGTAAGCTCTACATCTTGCACATAAACACCATCTGCATCGTACTCATAAGCGCTATAGGTTAAAAGGTTTCTTTTGTTAAGGCCCTCTAAATGCCAATAGCCCATAGATTGAAACACACAAAACAATAGGTCTTCTGCTAGGTACTTTAATATTTTGTAAGCATCGTCCTGTTTGCCCTTACTGCTTAAAAAATCGGTACCCTTAATGTAAATGGTATCAAAACGTGGTTGGTGGTAATTCTCTATGGAAGGGCAAAAGTAAAACGGCATTTCCAAACCTGTGAGCTTAAGGCATTCTGAAATAATATCCGTTACCTTATGCTCTTGGCTATAAAACGTATCTGGCAGAAATTTTCCTTTTAACCTACCAAGACCATCGGTTGCGGTAACATCTATGGTCAATGTACCTGCTTTGTAGGGTTCTGAGTAGCTATCCGGAAGGCTAAAGCCATGCCATATCAACGTATCATCCGTTTCTTTTCTAATCTCTATTTTATAGCGTTGCTCATCTCCTGTAAACAAATGGCTAAATGCGGCATCTACGTTATCTGCAGCATCTACAAGTATTGTAAATTTTAAGGTGCTGCCTACAATATCTAACTCATCTTTTGCATCACTACCTTTATAACTTAATACAATAGACTGCTTAACAGCGTTCTCTAACACGGTTGTGTAGTCGCTGTTTTGGGTGTCTATGATATTTATGTAGTAGTTAGCCATTAGGTCTGCCGTGCCAAGTTTTTATTAAAGCGGTTAAACACTAGGTTAATATCCTCACCTTTTATCTGTACGTCTGGTATTACCGTTGTGGTCAATGCTGCAGGTGTGCTTAATTGGTTGTACAGGTTTTTCTGTTGGTCTTTGTTAAGAATAAGCTCTCCGGAGTTTACACGCGCCAAAATCTTATCGCCGTAAAAGGAATTTCCACCAACAATACCACCATCATTAAATTTTGGTATCGCCGCAAAAGCTGCTAATACTCCTCCAACTGCTGTAGCAATAAAAGTTGGTGTTGTAAATATTGCAGCAGGTCCTGTAGCTGCACCAGAAGCAGTTGCTCCTGCTATTGCCTGTGAAATAGATTGCGCTAACATCATACTAATAAGCCTAGTTACTGTTTGTGCTAACCCCTTAACAAAGCCTTCAAAACCATTATTTGCTAAGCCTAAACTATTGACAATACTACCAGCTAAATTTTGAAATGCACCACCTACGGAATTACCTATTTGAGTAGCCGCCTCTGCAAATGCAGCCATTGTAGTCTGAGCTTTTAAAAATTGTTCATCTATAACAGCAACCTGCTCTGGTAATTCTGCTACTATAGGTGCCAACGGACTTTGTAAAGGCTGGGCCTCTAGGTTGCCTACATCCAAGCCTTGTACCTGTGGTGTGGTATCTACTACACCTGCAGGCTGGTCTCCAACGCCTGCGGCATTGTTAAGGCCGTTAAGCACACCTTTTGTTGTAGCTTCGCTTACGGCATCACTAACACCAGAGGCATCTACATCTGCCTTAAAGTATTCTATTTTTTGGCGGCTGTTAATTGCGCTTAAAGCATCTTCTGTATTGTCCTTAATGCCATCGGTAAGGTTTTTCCAATCTGCAGCAAGCTCATCCGTAAAGCCAGAGAAGGTTTTTTTACCTTCATCAAAACTGTTTTTAAGTATGCCTGGTATAGCTTCAAAATTACCGGTAAGCGCTGC